TCAACCAGCAGCTCGCTCAACTTTTCGACCCGGCGCCACCCATCAGCCTCAGTGCTGCTTGCTCTACTCGCTGGTCTCTGCTCTGGGGTTGAGTAGTGGTTTGTCGTTGCTATGCGATGAGGGTTGCATCGCTGCAATGAAGCCGACCGGTGGCTTCTGTCCACCATCGGGCACACCATCTGGCAGATACAAGCCTGTTGATCTACGACGCCAGTTCGGTTGATCGTTGTTCGTCAGATCGTTCTGTTGATCGTCGCTCATTGGTATTCCATGCGATCGTCCTCTGGCCAATCCACTGGATCGCTCATGCGGCCATCCTCGAGATCGGCTTTCCACACTTGCCGCAGCTCATATCGTCTCTGAGTGGGCGATCACAGGAGCAGCGATTGGGTTTGAGGGCGTCAAGGTGCTCTGCCTTGCGTCGAGCTCTGGCTTCGCGCTCGCGGCAGCTTTGGCATTGGCATCCGGTTGAGAAGCCCCTACAGCCCTTGGGTGCATCGATCACGCGCAGACTCCCATTGATCCCGACGATGGCTGAGCCGTGCTTCATCGGCAGAAGAATCTTCAATTTGGACGACCTCGCGTTGGTCGATCAGGGCGCAAGCAGAGTCGCTAGAGCGGACTCGTGCAGCGTAAGAATTCGGTTTACACGATCTTGGTTGTCTTGTCAAGCAAACCATCGCTCACGATTGCTCGTTCAGCGCGCTATGGACGATTGAGCCAATCCCAGTGAGCGACGCGGTACAGGATGGCTACAGAAGCAGCTAGGAGCAACAGCAGGAAGACTTGACCGCCGGTTCGGTAGCCAAGTAGGTCGCCGAGTACGCCCTCAGTCATGCGACCTAGTGGCGATATGGCGAAGACAATGGCCGGAAGACCAAAGTAAGCGCCAATAGCGACTGTCCAGACCAGCAGCTTCTTAGCTGTCGATTGAGTAGTCATGTCATGCAACTAGCTCCGTCGTGTAGAGCACTTTGATCCGGCGGACATACTGGCGCGAGATGCTGTATTTGGCTGCGATCTCTTTGCTCGAGAGCCTTGATTCGCCCACCCAGCGCTTCCATTGAGGATCGGCTAGCGCTGGATCTCGGTCTACTGGCTGTCGCTGCCAAGCCTCAAGCGCAGCTTCTGCATCCTTGAGAATTGCTCTGAGGGCTTGCTCTGAGTGAGCTCGTTGCCAGCGCCGGCGGAAGTGCTCTGCTGATTTCATTCGCCAGTCTCGATCTCGATCTCCCTCATGGTCGATGCCGCCTGGTGGACGATTGCCTCCGATGTCCGTCTCTGAGCTGCGTCCAGATGAGTCAAAGCTGGCTGCTGATACCTCAGAGCAGATTGAGAGCTTGGCGAGTACCTGAGCTATTTCTTGGTCCAATTCGCTCATCGCTCCTCCGTTGGGTTTGCTTGGGCTGCATCGAGAGCGGCTTTGAGGGCTAGGCGGGCCACGATTCGCAGGGTTTCTCCAACCGTCTCGCCGCCTTCTGCTTCTTGGATCGCCTTCGCTGCTGCATGAACCGCTGCATCAGAAGACAAGCGGGCTAGGGCTTGCTCGGCTTTTAGAGCGCGTTCGCGCCAGTCCTTGTATGTTGGTTGCGGGCCAGCCCCGTAAAGGTCTGATTCAGCCATCAGAGTAGAGTCGGAGCGGGCCGGGACATGGGTGTGATCTGGCATCTTCATTTGATCGGGGTGTCGCTCGCGCCAATCGCGTATCTCGTTGTATGCCTTATCAACCTCACCAGCCTGACGAACTAGCCCATGCTCCATGCAGAGATTGCGATACCAGGCGATAGTGCCAAGTGAGAAGTTGTCCTTGGCCTTGATCGTGAAAACCGGCATCGGGTCCATCTCAATTCTCCCCCTCGACTTGCCGCGTCTTCCAAGGACCGACGGGGCGTCCTGGATATTTGTAACCCCCATGGAAGGTAATGAACAGCTTCCATCGTTTCATCGTTCCTCCTCTCGTCGAGTAGAGTCACGTTCGGCTTCAAGTTGCCGGATTGCTCGCACAGCTCGTTCGTCAGGACAGAGAGCTAGGCCAATCTCCCAACCCAAGCGATATTCCTCAGTGGAGCGCACATCTGGCTCTGGGGGTTTACATTTCCAAAGCCTCATCAGTCCTCCCGAGTAGAGTCGGCCCGACCGTGTTTGCCGCAATCGCAGTCAGGCGGATGGGTGGCGAGGGTTGCCTGCACGACCTCTGGCCCTGTTAGATGACCGCGGGCCTTACGGATGGCTTTGAGGATGGGTGCAGGAGCAGGTTCTGGCATCTCCGACGCAGCATCGGGCAATCCACGCCCACAGACGCGGCACCAATCGAAGTCCGCTCCCGCATCAATGCAGAATGTGCATCCACCCCTGCTCATCAGTCCTCCCGGCTCCGCTGATGGCCGCAGCCTTCGGGTTTCAACTCAATACTCCTCAAGGCATCGAGAGCAACGGTCATCGGGTTCCAAGCCGCTGCTGTAGTAGATGTGCCCAGCATGACCTCGCATCCGACAGAACACAACCGTCCAGTAAGATTCAGTCCCAGGTCGTGGCCGTTCCAGCATGAGTTTCCACCACGACGGTCGCGCCCAGCGCGTGAGGCGGTAGTAGCCGTTGAGAACCTTGGCCGAACGGCTCAGTTCGAAGGCGTCGAAGATCATCACTCTCCCCTCTCAGTAGAGTCGGAGCGGGCCGCAGCGACCAAGCCATTTCCGCCCTTCTGCCATAGCTCAGCCTCAGTCGGCACCCAGGTATATGAGGCAATCAGGCCCTCCGGCTCATCCCATTCCTCGATGCGCTTGCGTTTCCAGTCCATCTCGGTTTCGGTGCGAATGGGCAGCGTGCGCGGCGGCGCGAAGAAGAAGACACCGGGCACATCAACCACCTCATAGTCCCGCTCTCCCACGACCTCGCTCGGCCCGTAGCGGATACGATCCGGCGGTCGTAGTGGTCTCTCAGCCATCATCCCTCCCATGAGTGGATACATCTTATAGAACCGCCGCTTGATCTCTGGCGTCGTCAAGATGACGTCACCCATCGTTCTCCTCCCGAGTAGAGTCGGAGCGGAGGGCGGCGAGGAGCGCGTCGATGTCTCGTAGCACCCAAGACGGCTGATGAAGAAGCGCATTGTAGGCATTCTCTCGTAGCCACTCCAACAACTGCTCTACAGGCTGCGAATCAACGACCCGCACTTGCTCATCATCGGCCAGATAAGGGCCATCCCAGATGAAGTCTCCACCCCATGCGCTCTTATGCTCCTCAGCGAATGAGGCTTGGCTTTTCAGCGTCCATATACGCGGTAGGTCAGCCATCGGCTCCGACCGCGCCTCTATCCACTCTCGCACCGAGTGATCGCCGTCGCTGTGCATCTCGCCCGTCGCGGGGTTTAGATGGATCGTGGCGTGCTTCCAACCTGCCGGATATGTCTCCTTCTTATCGTTCATCGCTTTCCCCTCACGCGGTAGCTCTGATGGGTGGGTCATTTGGTTATCAGGCTCCACTCCGTTTCGCGGTTCGAGTGAGGGGCTCATGCCCACTCGCGGCATAGAGCGCTGCGTTAGCATTGCGACGGTCAAGTAGAGTACCAACAACTGCTCTACAGGCTCAGCGAATACGGTCCTGATGGTTTGCCAATCGTGTTCGCAGGATTCATCGATGTAATGGTGCATCTGAGAGCCGCATCGCACACAGACCGTCAGCGTCCATATACGGGGTAGGTCAGGCATCGGGCTTCCATGCTTCGCGGCGGATCTGCAGCGGGTCGTCGGGCCAGTCCTGCGCCAAGGCCCAGTCCACGAGGTCAGACATTGCTTGAGGGTCCACGATGAACCGACCATCGGCAGTCCGCTCTGGCTCACGCGGTAGCTCTGATGGGTGGTCGGTCATCAGTTATCCGCCAGAAAGAACCGCGTCTGCTCTAAGAGCCTTCAGCGCCTTTTCTGCGACCTGTTCGATCGTCTCCCCCATGATGCTTTCGTTGTCGGTCAAGCGACGATGAAACGTCACGGTCCACGGCTCGTAGCGCTGCGGGTCGAACGTGAAGGTCATGTACCCCATGGCCGTATTGGGCCGCTTGTATGCCTCATCTTGTAGCTTCTGAAAAGTGCTGTCATCAGCCATCGTCAGTCTGTCGTGCCGTAGCTCATCCATTTCGATGTTCTGCCGTTTCACAGAAGCCTCAACTGGTTCGGGGGAGCGGAGAACCGCTTTGGGTTATGAAGCTCCGCTAGTCGCTCCGCTCTCGGGTTTGCTCGTGGCATCAGACGGCCTCTGGGTTTCAAGGATTCTCATCGCTGTGCATGGCGGCGGTTTCTAGGGCCCCTAGGTCCATCCGCTAGACCCGATGGAATCCTGTGGCCCAGAGTCGACGCGGAGTAGGTCCCACAATCGTGGCACCCTTCCGGCTTGCCTTTGTCGTCACAATGACCGCAATGGTCTCCCGGCATCTGGGCAGTCTGAAGGCTCTCATCGCCGTAATAGTCCCAGCCGAGCCGTCCGCGACGAGCGAACATCTCCAAGTAGGGGCCGGGGCTGACCTGCTCCACGAGATCGAGGAAGGCGTCGGGCTTACGCGAGTGCTTTGCCTCGGGTTCGCTCTGAGTCCAGCCAACCCGCGGCCATGTAAACCACCGCTGCGGAGCCTGGGACTTGTGGGCCAGCGAGCCACGACGACCAAACTGGACGAACTCAGTGGAACTTCGGAAAGCCCCACCCATGAAGCCCATCGGGGCCTTGCACCATGTCAGGGTGGCACTCACCGAAAAGCCCCAACATTCCATCAGATCGAAACTTGCGCGAAGATACCGTTGCGTGGTCCATAGGTAGAGATGAGCGGACGGTTCGGCCATGGTGTCGATCGGCACGAGCGCGATCTCCTCCACGGTCAGATGCTTGTAGGCTGGTCGCGTGGTCCTCGGCTCGCCGTATCTTCCGGGCTTTGTGCCCTTGGAGCCATAATTGAACCCGGTCCCGTCCGAGTGATCCCACGGAGGATCAGCCACAATCGTCCTGTAGCGGGTGACGCCGATTCCCCAATGCTTGTCAGTCATAGCTCATAACAACCTGAGTTGGTTCGGGGGAGCCTTGGCGCTCACGCCATAGACTTTGTGGGCTCTGTCTAGGACCATCGCTGCTGTGACCTTGCCCGGGCCGTGGACTTCGCGGAGCAGGATTGCGGTCATTGCTCCTACGTCCAAGTGCTCTGAGGGTAGGAACGAGGCGCACCAGGTCCTTGCTGCCTCAATGCGCTGTTTGCGCTGTTGTTCGGCACTGAGGCGAGCCTTCTGGCGTCTGTCGCGCTCGCTGTCCACCGTAAGAGCTTGCTCAGTCAAAACCTAAACCCCCTCCCCCTCTCGGGGGGAACGCTTCGTAGCTTTGATAGGCGTCCCCGGACGCCGTCCCGATCCTTGCCACGAGTTGACGAACTAACCAGCTTAAGAGATGCGAAGCCGCAAATCTTGGCTGGTAGGCATATATCCCGACTAGGCCGATCGCCCACGAGCCCGCCGTCAGTCGGTGCGACGCTACCGTGGATCGACCCCGGCGGGGTTCTCCGCCTAGCCGACGAGAGATGCGAGCGACGTTCCGTCTGGACGCCCGCTAAGATTCTCCTTGGAATACACACCGTGCATAGTGAAGGGGCTCTCGGATGGAACGCGGGGGCCTCTTCGCATATACGGGGAAGATTCGTCACGCCGCCTCCGAATCCTTCCAATGATTCAGCGCCACAGGAGCAGTGAGGAGGGCTAGTTGCTCAGGCTCGGCGCTCGACGAGTCCTCGGCAGGTCCAGGGGTGGGACTCTCCACCGGGGGGGTGGTGGTGCCGGGGACTCGTCCAACGTCGGGGCCCGAGACCCATCGGTAAGTGCGGGTGCCTTTGCGGTCGGGAAGCAGCTCGAAGACGTGGCCCTGGTCCTCGAGGTCCTGAATGCGGGCAGCGAGGCGGGTGATAGCGGGGCCACCATCTGCCTCGTTGTAGAGTCCGAGCAGTTCGCTCTGGCAGATGCCGTTGTAGCGCTTGGCGAGGTTGAGGACTCGGGAGCATTGGGTCATGCTGCGGCCTCCTGAGCGCCGTAAACGCGCTCTAGGTAGTTCTCCATCGCCGGAGTGCTCGCAAGGTGCTCAGCGGGCGCTACGGCGGCTCTGGGGAGGCGTTTGGACGCGTTGGTGTGCCGCTCATGGCAGTCTGAGCAGACAGCGATGAGGTTGTCCGGATGGTCTGCTAGATCCGGAAACTTGCTCTGGCTGAAGATGTGATGCCACTGGGTCGCCAGCTCGCCGCATCCAGCGCCGCATCTCCTTTCGCCGTGAAGCCGCCCGTAGGCCACTTTCGCGCTCTCCTCGCTCAGCTTGCCGAAGACGTAGGTCGCCACTAGCCCATCTCCCTCAATGCGAGAAGCGGAAGCAGCTCCTCAAGCTCCAGAATCGTCAGCCAAGGCGAGCGAGAGCGACGGAAGGCGATGATGGGGATGAGTCCTTGGGCGTCCCGCTCGGCCTGTTCCCACCACTTCCAAGGCTCTGCTCGCTGGGTGAACTTGACCTCGACAGAGGTTCCAGCCGGCCCGTTGATGATGTCGCCGCGTCCAGCCTGCGGCCTGCCGTCATGCGAGCGGCCCGCGTACTCCCACCCATGACGGCGCAGGGCGTGGACCACCTCGCGCTCTCCATTGGCCCCACGTCGTCTTTCAGCGAGTGGGCTCACAACTCCCACCGGCCTGTCTTGCGGTTGGTTTTGCCATAGGTCCAGTGCCCGTCGTCGCACTCCCATCCAGTCCACTTCGGACGCCAGAGATGACGCGCGATCCATGAGAGCCAGCCCCTCACCGAAGCACCGCCCTAGACCCGTCGTGGTATCCGAAGACGCCTATCTCTGAGATGAGCTTTCGGTTGATGAGGGTGTTCAGGAGCTCGCTTGCGCTCGCGTTCGGCTCAGTGGTTGGAGGGTTCATCGCGGCGTGGGCACTTTCAAGGACCGCGCGGGCCACTGGCGTTAGTTCGGCTACCGTTTCAAGGCTCGGGCTTGCGTCGTAGAGCGTCTTGGCAGCCGCTTCGATCACCCACGCTGGAATCTCCAATCCACTGACCCGAGAGCGACCGGAGGGAGCTTCTTCCCCCAAAGCCTTCACCACATCCGCAGCACTCGGATTCTCCGGTGCCCCACCGTTCGGCCAAATCTCATCGACAGTCAGCGTCCGCTCTGGGAAGTGGATGAGGAACTCTGTCTTGCGGGCAACTTTCTGCTTGGTCATGGATTATTAGCTCCGCTCCGCTCCGCTGGTTGCGTGAGCGGTTGTGCCTCAACCGTTCCCGTCCCGAGGCACTTGGCGCACTCCTTCACGTCGCCGTTGCGCGTGATGTGGCCCTTGCCGTTGCAGCGAGCGCAGGGCACCCCTGAGCGCGGCGTCATCGGCATCGCTGTCTCCATCTGCTCCTTGCTCTGCCCTAACGGCTCAGTCGTCGGCCGTTCCTTGACCGCCGTGGCGATCATGCAGAGCGCGTAGGAGGCGATGTAGGGCAGGTATGGCTCGCCCGAGTCCGGAGCCGCTGTGGCCTCGCTCACCTTCGCCAGAACGCCCGTGACCTCCAGGCTTGCGGGCTCCTTGTCGAGCAGGAAGCCGAGCGCCGCGCGGGTCTGCTTGAGTATGTCATCGCCCGTCGCGGGGCCGAAAGGTAACCCTTGCGGTGAGGGTGAGGCTTGCGCTGGCATCTCGTCAGCCGGTGTCGATTCATAGCCCGCGAGCGTCACCACGAAGCCGAGAGGAATGCGGAGGGCCTTGGAGGTCGCGCGGGTCTGTGCCATCGACAGGAGCGCGTAGTCGTCGCGCTGGCTCCACGTCTTCTCCGCGCGGGTGCAGAGCGCGTCGGCTGAGCCCACCACGCGCCCGTCAGGCATCCGCGCCTCGACCGTCGCGCGGAATCCATCGGTGAGCGTCTCGGTCTCTGTGCAGACCGCTGAGACGCCCATCATCGCCGCGAGCGTGGTCCAGCCCTCGACCTTGACGAACTTCCGGCCGCTGATCGAGCTCGTGAGCCCCTGTCGGTCAAGGACGCCCTTGAGCGCATCAGCCGCGGCAGTGGCTCGCGCGAGAACCTCAGCCGGGTCGTCGGTCTTGAACAACGCTGCCGGGGGCGCGACCGGGGCAAGCTCCGTCCCGATCTCCACGGCCTCAGCGTCGATTACAGCCTCCTCGCTCATCGCCTCTCCTTCCTCTGCTGAGCCGTCACGAACTCGGTCAACTCAAGCTGGCGCTCCCACTTCTGGCTCTGAAGGTCACGGGCGTCGAGTGCATCCAGCTCGCGTTCATGTTGTTCGCGCAGGGCGTGCATCCGTTCTACTTCCTCTTGTGGTGAGAGGGTCATCAGTTGCTCCCCTCAAGCGTCGCGTTCATCAGCCGCAGGTGTTCGGGCGGTGTCATGGGCGCTGTCGGCCTCGCCTCATACCCCGCCTCGCTCAGAACCTTCTCGATCGCGCGCATGGCCGACCTTGCCTCTGCCTTGCTCACGTCATCGCCGTAGGAGGCAATTCCAATGAGCGCATCGACGGCCACGTTCATGGCCTCGCTGTAGTCCTTCGCGCACTTGATGATCTGGCGATATTCGTCTCGATCTACAATCCGGAACATCGGAAGGTTCACAGCCTTTCGGTCGCGCCCGAGGCCGTGTGAGAGACGGTGCTCGGGCTTGTTGTCATTGAAAGTCCGTGGTCTCCTGAGGCGTGGACCAGCCCGGAGCGCGGTCGCAGTTCAGAGGCGATCTGGCGATGAGAGATCGAGTCCAGCTCTCGCCATGTCCTGAGCCATGCCCGGATGGAACGCCTCTTGCGCCGGCGATCCGTGCGCGTCATCGCGCACTTCCTCTCAACCGACCCTGCGGAAACCTCGGGACGCGCTCACATTCCCTCCGGTGCTGGCGAGCCTGTTCAGCGGCTATCTCATCACCGAGGGCAGCAGCGCGGCAGAAGGCGATCAGGCAGGCTAGGACGAAGCAGACGAATCCAATCGCTCCGAGGGTGATACAGAAGATGAAGGTCGGGGTACTCACAGCCCGAACTCCCGCTCGCGGGCTTGCTGGCGACGATAGGGGAGGTCGTATCGCGGCTCCCACCAGCTCCAGTCGGGTTCCTCGTGCACGGAGAGCGACACGACATCCTCCGGCCCGTAAGTCTCAAGGAGCCGCGCCAATTGGCAGGGGATTCCGTATTGACCTTGCCATTCGTTGATGACGACGTACTTCGGATCAAGCATGTAGCAGACGATCGCATCGTCCACGCGCTGAGCGGGGGACCTCATGCCGCCTGCCTCAGCTTGTCCAGCGTCTCAACCGAGAAGCGGCGTTGATCTCCCGGCGTGCGCCAGCACTCGAGCTTGCCTTCGTCGGTCCACCGGCGCAGCGACTGAATCGAGACACCCAGGTACTCGGCGGCCTCGGCGATCGTATAGGACTGTTTAGCGGGGCTGGTTGCCATTGGGTAGGTCTGGTTCTAGCAGAGGTCGCGGCGGCAAGTCAACCCCTGTTTCCGCAAACTCGGGGTTCCAGTTCCCGCAGTTCGGCTTCGAGGCGTGCGATCTCCCGCCTGATCCAGCGGCAGCGCACGGCGTTTCCCATCGCAAGAATGGCTGGGGACACTTCTACGGTCTTCATGGTGGCTCCAATCGTTAGATGTGCCGGAGCCGCTCCAGGAGGGACTAAAGACGGCCCCGGCTCAACCACCATCGACCATGGGGGCGCGTATATCAAGTCGAGTGGACGGATGGACGGTGGACAATAGGCCGCCCGTCCAATATACTTAAGTCATGGCTACAGCTGAGGAGCGCTTCTGGCGGAAGGTGGCGAAGGGCGAGCGCTGTTGGGAGTGGACTGCCTATCGCGCCCAGAATGGGTACGGCCAGTTTGGAGCGGTTGCTGGCGAGTCGCCACGATTGGCCCACCGCTTTGCCTACGAACTACTGGTTGGGCCGATCCCATCCGGCCTCGTTATCGATCATCTCTGCCAGAACAAAGGCTGCGTCAATCCGGCACACATGCGCGTCGTAACGCAACGCGAGAACGTGATGCGCTCGGATGCGCTCACTGCAATCAACGCCCGCAAGAGTCATTGCATACGCGGCCATCCCTTCGATGAAGTCAATACCTACTGGAAACGCGATGGTCGCCGGGAATGTATTGCTTGTCGCAAATAGTTTCTACAGGACCGGCGAGAGTTCTTTCAGGACCTAGACGCCCAAAAAAAGCGCCCCCACCGGAGGAGACCGAGTGGAGGCGCGCTGATACGAGGGGAAGCTGAAATCTAGCCGATGGCTGCGAGTGCTGTCAAGCCTTTCCTTCGACTTCCCCAAGGGTCACGCCGGGTGGCGGGGTGCCCGTAATCTGAAATCCCTTCTCATGGAGCCAAGCCCACTTCACGTCGGTCTGGAACTGGGCTATCACGGCATCCCGGATCGGTGCTGAGGCTCCCTGAATGGCGTGATTGACCTGCCTGGAAGCCGACTCAGAGAAGTTCCAGCTTCCCATCCAGTAGCGGCCGTCAGAGCCGACGGTCGTCTTGGAGTGGGCGATGTAGTCCGTGCCTTCGGTGCTGGTCAGGATCGTCACGTCGATGAAGGGGTGTTCGGCGCACTCCTTCAGCAGCGTCAGCTGCTCCTTATTCTCGACGGTCTGGGAGCGGTCCGCGGCGATGTGCTGCGGGGTCTTTTCTGAGGCGGCTTGCAGGAGGGCGTTGGCAAGCTCTCGCTGCGTGAAGGCGTAGGCTCTGATCCAGGACTCCACCGGGTCCTTCCATTGGCCTAGAAACGCTTCCTTGCCCGCTACCTGATCTTCGGGAAAGGCCCACCACGTCGTGCTTGGGAGGTTGGTGACGAGCATCTAGACCTTCCGGAGATCAGCTTCGAGCGTTTTGAGGTCTATTCCGAGGGAGTCCTTCTTGGCCTCGACGAGCTGGTGGGATAGGACCACGTACGCCTCGTCGAGGTAGTGGGCGAGGAACGACGCCTCCAGAACTGCGATCCCCCCCCAAGTAGCGCAATGTAGGCCGCCGTTGGGACCATAACCGAGTGCCACGACGCAGTGTCCTCCCTCGATTTCTGATCCCTCGTAGGTCCACGGTTCTCCGGCTGCGAACTGTTCTTGGGCACTGGCAGGACATTCTATACCCAGGTAGCATCCCCCGTAGAAGGCCACGGCTTGGTGGAGTTCCAGCAGGTGCTTCGGGTTGACCGGAGCGTAGGCCGCGATCTTCTCGCCGAACAGGCCATGCGTCATCCAGGTCTTCAGGACTTCAGCCTCGTTCAGGCCCGTGTCTTCGCCGCCTGTCAGGTCGAAGTACTCCGTGATGACTGCTTCTTCTGAGGGGATCGGATCGTTCTCGTGGAGCTCCGCGTCCCATCCCGAGATCAGGTGTGCCACGCCGGCCATCGTGCAGTCACCATACTGGTCGTTCCCGTCGATCGGGTAGGCCGCCTTGGGGACTTCCACCGTCCTCGGAGGAGTCGGCAACTTCCCGCTCGCGTAGGTTGAGAGATCCGACAGCGCTCCGGGCCGTGTTGCCGGGAGTCTGCCGAGCTTGTAGGCACCCATCTACTTGACGTCCTTCACGCGCCCGGCGTCCACGAGGGTTTTGCCTTTGATCTCGTTGAGCACCGAGAACAGCGCACCGACGACAACGCCTGCAACGGAGATCACGACCTGCTCGGTCGTTTCCCCGAAGAACCCGAAGCCGACGGCTATCGCGGCAGCGGCCGTGATGAGGCTGATGATGTTGGCTTGCAGCGTTGACACCATGAGCGTCAACTCCTTTCGTTGAGGATCTTGTGGTCTGCGTTGCCCTCTGCGATCCAGTGTTTGCAGAGGGCGTGGTAACGACCTCGCCCGTAATAGGGCTTCGTGGTGCAGGCGTGCTTGCGGATGTCCACTCGCAGCTCGTTGATCTGGTGCTCGATGGCTTTGCGTTGAGCGGGGGTGAGCGGTTTGGGTGGCGAAGGGTCTGGCGTTCTGAGGAGCCTGACCTCGATGCGCCGGCGTTCTGCGAGTCCCGGAAGCACCTGTCCGCCCGCGCGGTCGTACTGAAGCATGATCTGGCCTGCTGCGAAGTAGGCATGGCGGGCGAGGTCTGCTCTCAGGGTGCCGTAGAAGATCCCCGCGCCGAGGTTGTAGGCGAAGCTATCCAGGGCATCGACGGCGTGCTGTCCGAAGGTTCTGCTAACGGCGTGCACGGCCCACTCGTAGTTCCGCACGACCTGGTAGCGCAGCTTCGCCTCGGCGGTGGCGCGGCTCTCGCAGGGCGTTCCGGCGCTCACGTAGGCTTCTCCGTAGCCGATCGTCCAGACCCCGGTCACATCCTGATAGGGGCAGCTCGAGAAGCCCTCGAAGCCCTCGATGAGATGCAGCCCTTGGGTGTCGATGGTCTTCTCGCCGGGGACGAGGGTCACGAGCTTTGGGGGTGCCTGAGGCCTGGCCCCTTCCGGCGTGTAGCTCGACTGAGGCTCAACGAACCGAGGGATCGGCGGTATCGGCACGGTTTTCGGCGCAGGTTTTCCGCCGCAGCCCATGAACGCCAAGCAGATCAGTGCCGGAAGTAGTCGCATGGATCTCCTATTCCCCGCGCCTGACAATCTCTATCGCCAGATCCCAGGCTCGTTCTTCGGCAGCGTGATAGTGGACGGAGCGGGGAGACTCGAAGATGATCTGGACCAGCCCTCGGAGGGCGTCGAAGCAGCGGTCGCGTTCGGCTCTTGCCTCGTCGCGCTGCTGGATTGCCTTCTCGTAAGGGATCGCAGAGCGGCGCTCGCGGTCCTTGCCAGAGCCATCGGCCACATCACTCCGATCCCTCAGCCGTGGTTGGCTTCGGTTTGCCCTCGATCACATCCAGAACAGCCTTGATGCCTCCCGGCGTCTCCTCATTGACCTTGTCGGCGATCAGATCGAGTGTGGATTCCGAGTCGGCTTCTGGGTCGAGGGCTTTGAGGATCAGTTTCAGGTGGGCGTCGTGGGTCTCGTGTAGGGCTTTGGTCTCGGCTCGATGCCAGAAGAACGCCACTGCGCCGAGGATGGCGAGCGGGATCACGGCTACCACGTTGCCCCAGACTGCTCCGCGATACCAGACTTCGTGAACCGGGAAGAAGAAGAACTGCGAGAAGTGGTCCGTGAAGAAGGCGATCATGGGTGCGCCTGCACGAGATAGACGATCAGGACTCCGAGGCCGGCGAGCGCTCCGATCCACGCCACGGTCGATGCCTTCAGTTCGGTCTGCCCCCTGCGCTCGCCCAGGTTGCCCGAGCCTTCGCGCTCAACGGCTTGCAGCCGCTGATCGAGGCCATCGATGCGGTTTCCCATCAGGCCCTCTCGTTTCTCGGCTTGCACCGCCGTGTTCTCAAAGCGCCGGTCGGTGACCTGCTCCACCTTCGTGACAGCTTCTTTGGAGGCTGCGATGGCCGCCTGATGCTCTGCTCTGAGTCCGTGAAGCTTCTCGTCCTGGAGAGTCTCGGTGGATATGATGCGCCGGTCCAACTGATGCTGGAGTTCCTCCTCCAGCGATCTGTAGGCCTCCACAGCCGCCTCGATGCGGGCGATCCGTTCGCCGAGCTTGGGGTGGTCATCGGCCATGAGAACTCCTTACACCGATTCTAAGGCCAGTAGCTGCGTGATCAAGGTGGACGAATAGACGATTGCATGGACGCCTCGGATGGCCGATGCTCCCCTCCATGACCAACCGACCCGTAGCCCGAGAAGCCAATCAGCCTCCCCTGACGCCCTTACAGCGAGCGAAGCAGGCCGTTGACGAAGCCGAAGCCGAGCGTGTACGCTGTGAGGAAGAAGAAAGGGCCGGCGACGCCATCCAACGCCCCGGCCCAGACCGAGACCCAACCTAGGAGGTCCCGATGAGCCGCAAGACTACCAACCTGATTCTCGTCTCTCTGAACGTCGCCCTGGCTGGCCTGCTCATTGCCGCGTTTCTCTCATGGCCCGTCGTGCGCTATGCGGAAGAAGAGCTGGGTGCTCGCCCGGTCGCGGTCCACTACATCTACGTGAGCTAGCTTCCGAGACGGACGATCTGGAGGTCGGCACGGACTGACTGGCCGCTGCCGCTTGACTGCTGGACCTCCACGCCGATTTCGTTGCCCGCTGTGGCGATGGCGATGTTCGTTGCGACGACAGCCTGCATTTCTGTGCCGGACGCTGAGACCATGCTAGGCAAGGTGAGCGTACCGCCGACCGTGGTCCCGCACACCAGTCCTTTGAGGGCTCCGCTGGCCTCCGCTCCCGTCGTAACGCTGTAGACGCCCGGCTGAGGAACCACGAAGCCGTTGGTCCCGGCCGTCCAGCTGCCATGCTTGACAACCGAGCCACCTTCCATTTCTGCCCCGGTCGGCTTGTAGGCAACCCCGGTCGTTGTTGAGACCGTGACGGCTGCGGTGAGGCACACGGCGACGGCTGGCAATGAGACCACCAGCCAGTTCGTGCCATTGGACTGGAGGATCACTGACTCGTACGTGCTCAGGATGATCGTGGTTTCCCCGATCCAACCGCCGCCATAGATTTTGGCCCCGCCTGCTGTTGTGATTTTGGTTTCGGCTACGTTTGAGAAGACGCCGATGATCTGGTTAGCCGTGGCGGCCGAGGGGAGCGTGACCGTTTTGCCGTTGGATTCCTGGAAGCCCAGTTCCCCGGATTCCGCGTTGTAGCTCGCCGCCCGGGCTTTATAGATCAGCGTGTGTTCTTTGAGGAACGTGTTGGCCTTTTCCGCCAGTTCTTTGAAGTCCGTGGCACCCAGTTTGACTTCCCCCGTGCTAGAGGGATACGGGAGTTTGGCTGGTGCAGCGGTTTCGTTTTCTGGCATCAGTATTCACCTTCTTTGATGGTGGACCATTTTTTGCCTGCTGCCACTTCGCCCCACTGTTTGGTTCCCTCGATCCATGCGTTGGCCACTTCGATGAGGGAGAACTGGAGCCCACCGGGCTTGACCCGTTCGATGGCTTCTTTCAGTTCGGTTGAGGCTTTGCCCGGTTTGACGATCACGTTGAAGTGATAGGCCGCTTCGGAGCCGTTGAGGGCGGTGCGTTCTTGGATCGTGAAAGGTTCGGTGTTACCGATGACTTTGCGGATCGCGCCTTCAAGGGCTTTGAGGGTGCCGCGTTCCAGCCCCGGCTCTTCTTTGAGGAGCGTCCGGGCTTCGGCTTCGGTGGCCATTTTGGGCACTTCTACGCCCACGAACTGGCCGAGGAACGGCAGCCACTTGGCGGGGCAGGTGGTGGGGTTGAAGATCACCCCGTACCCCGGCACATAGCCCGCGTGTCCCGGTTCCCCGGTTTCTTCTGCCACTTCCCTGACCGCTTCCATCGGCTTCGCCGCGGCTTCGAGGTAGCGTTCGAGGTCCGTCTTTCCTCCGACCTTTTCCCCGGTGTTCCAGGTGCCCATCCGTTTGATGAGCCGTTCGGCGATGGTGCTCATTCGGTCGTCACCGAGATCACAGCGACTTCGGGAAGCGGTGCGGGTCCGACGAGCTGGAGGTCTGCCGTTCCTTTGGTGCCGCCTTCGAGGCCGATTTCAAGGCCCGCTGCTTCTGCAAAGACATAGGCCACTCCGGGCACCGCCTCGATCGCCCCGAGGACGACGTTATAGCGGAGCACTCCGTAGAGTTTGACGCCGTTGACGTAGTTCAGCCACTGGTTCGATCCCGAGGTCGAGGCGGTGGGATTGCCCCAGGTTTCCGGGTTGATGAGCTTTTTGACCGCCGTTTCAACGTTGGCTTTGACGGTGGCCGCCGTGTATTCGGGAAGGACATGGACCTTGGCTTTGACTTCCATTTTGTTCTGGGAGGCGTTTTCCACCGGGCTTTTGAAGTTGAGCTCGCGGTGTTCTTTGATCCAGTTTTCGAGGTCCGTCAGGGCTTCCGAGGTCAGTTTGTATGCGGCGTATGTTTCCCCGCCCTTGGTCACGAAGGTCGTGGTGTAGCGTTCGTTCGAGTAGGTGCCGACGAATTTGACGGCTTTTTTCCCCGGGGTACTGGTGCCTTTGGCCGACATTTTCCATTCTTCGGATTTGGTTTTCGACACCAGATAGGTCCCTAGGGGGATGCCCGTGCCGATGACTTCCGTGCCCACGGTCAATCCGGTTTCCGAGACGATTTCTTTGAGTTCCGTTGAGCCAGAGGTCACGGTGGCTTCATGTTCCACCGTCCCCGTGGCGTAGCCGTCTATCGAGGTGGCCCGTTTGACCTTGACGCCTGCGGGCATCACGGAGCTGGGCACCTGCAAAGCAAATGCGCCGTAGTTTTCGGCGGTGATGGGCCGCGGGGCCTGGAGCTGGATGGCCGCGACCAGACGGGTGCGGTATTCTTCCGCCGATTCTTCTTCCGCGCCTTGGGAGGTTTCCCCGACGAACTGGACTTCGGAGACGTAGGTCAGTGGATTGATCTGCTGGGCCACGCCAGAGACTTTGTTGTATTCGCTCCCGCGTTCGACAGCGACCACTTGCAGGCTGACTTCGGTCGCGTTTTCCGGGACTTCGGTTTCCGTTTCGACCGTGAAGGCGAAGCCTCCCGCTTCGATGGCCGTGCCGGCGGGGATGTGCCTGACGCTTGCCGCCGGGATGATCGTCCATTTGGTCGTGCCGGTGGCTGCGACGCCTTCGTTGAATTCCAGTTTGAGGAACTGCAGGCCGAACTGCTCGAAGACCGCCGTGAGGACCGTCGATGCCACCACTGCGGCATTGACGCCGAAGGTGGCGAGGACTTCGATCAGGATGACCTCGAGGTCTGCCGGGTTGGGTTCGTAGCCAACGACGCCCTTGGCTTCGAGGACTTCTTTGAGCTTGGCTAGGGCTTGTTCGACCAGTTCCGCTTCGCTGGTGGTGATCGGGACTTCTACGAATCCGGCCATGTCACCCCACTTCGACGTTGATCGTTCGTGCGCCCTGGTTGGCGGCTTCGAGGGCCAGTTCGGTGAGTTCCGGCTCGGCGCGCGGTTCCCAGAAGCTGATCGCTTCTTCCACTTCCTTGAGGTCTATCGGGACCGTCTGGAAGATCGTCTGGGGGATTCCGAATTCCGGGAGTTCCTCGCGGGTGCCTTCTTCGCAGAGGCAGAGCCTGTAGGTGCAGGCCAGAATGTCATTGGGGCTTCCCTGTTCCACGGTCTTGGCGACTCCGTGGGTGTTGAATTCGAAGATCGGGGGAAAATGCTCGGCGGTGGCTTCCATTTAGCGTCTCCGGTGCTAGGTGAGTTCCGGCGGCGTGATCGTCGTTTCGCGGCGCTGTTCTTCAACAACCCAGCGCTGAACAATGGTGATGAGCGCGGCCTTTGCCGTCGGGGAACTCGGCGATCGTGCTTTGACCGCTTTGGTGACGGCGGCTACATCGGCTTCGGGAATGGTGATTGTGACGGTTGCCATGACTGTCCTAACCCACGATCGTGACGAAGATTTCTTTACCGGCTGCCAGCGTGGTCGTGATTTTGATTTCGGAGGCGCTTGTCGCTTCCCAAGCCGTGACAACGAAGCCAGCACCTACGGCCGTGTAGACCCCTGGTTTTTTGCTGGTCGCTTCTTGGACCGACACCTGCACCGCTTGGGTTTCGAGCGAGTGTTTGATTTTGTAGCTGGTCACGCCCGTTTTGCCCGTGATCGCTGCGGTGATCTTGCGAGCCACGCCTGCGGTACCGGGGACGACTTTTTCTTCGACCCCCGGAGTGGGGGTTGTGGCTATCAGAGCCTTGGGAGCCGAGACCGCTTCTTTTTTGATCGCCGCTTCCGTCAGGGATTCCGAGGGCAGCGTCAGGGTGCCCACCACGGTCAAGCCTTTTTTGGCCGTAAGCAGTTCTTCGACCGTCAGTTCCTTGTCGATGAGGACCGGCGCGTTTTTGAAGTGGAAGTTTTCGGCGGTGTTTTCGAGGATCGGTTCGGCGGCACCAGTCCCTTTGAGGCGAAGAAAGGCTATTACCATTTCGCCTTCCACCTGAAGGCTGACGAGCGCCTGGATGATTTCGACTTCGAGCGTCAGCCCGGGCGTTACGACGAGCTTTCCTTCTACGCCGTTGAGGGTAAGATAAACCGCTTCCGGATTGGGACCCAGCATGAGGCTTTCCCCGGGTGCCGTGCCTCCGTAGAGCGTCTGTCCACCTGCACGACCGCCAAGGATCGCGTAGGTTTCTTTGAGCATGGCGTCCGTGACGCCTTTGGCTTTGATGAGGAGTTTCCCTGCGGCCAGTTCCAAGCCCGCGCCTACGGCCACTTGGATTTTGCCGGTGAGGAATTCAAGCCCTTCGCCCAGCTTGGCTTTGAAGGTGACGGGTTTGGAGCCGGATTCTTCAAGCCCTTCGCCCGCTTTGTATTCTTCCCCGCCGCCCCCGCTCGATTCTTTCTGTTCGCCTTCCCACCAGATGATCGTGGGGATGCCTTCGCTATCCATCGAGACAACGCATTTGGCGAACTGTTTGGGAAGCCGTGAGCCGTGTTCGGCCGTCCACTGGCAGGGACCGAGCGGTCGGACCGTGGAGTATTCGGGCGTCACGACCCATGCTAGGTTGTGTTCCTGTCCCGGGATCGGGAACGCGCTGGGGGCCGTGATCTGTTTGCCCGGGGAGGTTCCCACGAACGCCGAGATGTAGCCGCGGAGCAGCGGACGCTGTTCTACGACTTCGCCTCGGCCCCGGATGAGTTCGGTGACGTAGTTGCCGCTCATGGTTCGTAGTACCCGAGGAAGGTGGCAGGGCCGGCGTTGGCGGTGACCGCTTCCGGTCCCTTGCCGGGGACACCCTCCGAGATCGCTTTGCCGCCGCCTATGTATATCTGGACGTGAACCGTTGAGGTTTCGCTCGAGCCGAACAGGCAGGCATCGCCGGGTTTGGGTGTTGAGGTCTTTTTCATGTGCCGGATCAGGGTTTCGGTGGTGCCGATCGGGTTGTAGTTCAGGCCGTTGGGATCTGGGAGGTTCGCGGCCTTGTAGCAGAGCGTGAAGAAGGACGAGCAGTCCATCGTCCGCGGTTCCGGTCCGAACAGCGTCCCGTTGTTGCTCCGGTTTGATTCCTCCGAGTAGCGGTACTTGCTCGTTTCGCTGAGAGCCCTTTCAGCCTGGAGCGCTGCGCCTTCGCCTTTGCCCGACTGGCCCGTGAGTTCCGCGCCTTTTTCTGTCGCCAGCGGCTCGGGCAGCGGTTCGATGGGAGGCTCGAGGATGAATTTCGTGAACGTGTCTTTGAGGCAGTTCCTGGTGGCGTCCGAGACGATCCATCTGCCGTTGAAGGGTCCGAAGCCCCGGATCACGAACACATCCCCTGCTCGGTAGTCCGCTATCCCGCAGACGAGCTCCAGGCGTATCTCCGAGGGGGTGGAGGGCTTGGCGGCTTTGGATCTCCGCTGAACCCTCGTTTTGACCTTGTGGGTTTTGCGGTATTCGAAGGTCGTGTTGTCGATCGTCCCGGTGGTGGGGCTGAGGACCACGCCTTCCTGCTTGACGCCCGTTTCCCGGTTGATGCAGTAGTTTTCCTGGATGTCAACGTAGGCCGCCGGGTGCTGTTTGGCCAGCTGGGGACCCGTGATGTAGTAGACGATCTCGGGTTTCCCGAAGGTCGCCGATGTGAAGGCGAACCAGTTGACCTGCTGCGCGAGGCGGGTGATGCATTCGAAGGTGTCTTCGTCCGGGTTGGATGCGGTGCCTCGGGTCAGCTGCGCCACATCGGATTCAGCCGCCCCGGTTTCTGTTGCCGCTGTCCCGCCTCCGGCTTGGATGATTGCCTTGGCTTCTGAGCGGTAGGCTTCGTAGAAGGACGCGGGTTCCCCCGATGCCTCAACGAGAGTGGCGATCTCCCCCGGCGCCTTTCCTTCGTTCGCCAGCTTGATCGCTCCGCCGGCCTGGAAGGATTCCCCGCCCTTCAGGAAGTAGGTGGCCTGGAGTTCGACCTCTGAGCCCGGAATGGTGGAGGATTGCCAGATCCCGTTGTGGCCCGAGGCGTTCGAGGATTCGCGTTTGAAGTCCGACTCCCCGATCCCGGCACAGAACAGGGCTTCGACCGCCAGCGGTGGGGCTTTGAGTTTGTGGGCCACCCCGAGGGCCGTGTTGATGTCGGCCTGCTGCTGCTTGGTCGGAGCTATGCCCTTGATCTTGATGTTTGTGCCCGAGCTGACCCCGGGCGTCTTTTCGGTGGCCTGTTCAGCTCGCTGCTCTTCCAAGGCCGCTTTGACCTGAGTGGCTCCCGATTCGCCCTTTTCTTCTTCTGCGAGCGGCTGGACGACCTTCAGTTCCCCGATCTTGTAGTGCACCTTGGCTTCGATGAGGAGGTCGCGGACAAACTCCGCTCGGGTCTGGGTGCCCGGTGGGGCCTGCTTCGGAGGGGTCCAGAATTCCCGCATCGTGGAGACGACCTTGGACTCGAAGGTCAGTTCGAGGTTGGCGCTCGTCACGTCGGTCGAGGGTTCGATCGCGCACAAGATCCAGAGCCACTTCGACTTTTCGGGGAATTCGACTTCGATCGGTTCGAGCAGCCCTTCCTTCATTTGGAGCCAGCCCTGATTCAGGAAGATCAGTTCGGGGTCGATCACATGGACCTTGATGAAGGATGCCCCGAGGATCTGGGTCTCCAGTTCGATCTCCCCGATGGCTTCCGCCATCTGGACCTGCTGGACTTCTTCCTTCTTGGCCGCGGTGCCTGCGATCTTCTTGGCGAGGAAGGCTGTGATCGGCCCTGCTTCGGGAACCTGTCCCTTGGGTTCTTCGCTCACCTAGGCACCTGCCTGAACACGGTGAGGGGGACTTTGATCTTGGTCCCGGGTTTCAGCACTCGTTCCGCGGGGATCTTGTTCGCAGCTCTGATCGCCTGCCACGCCGCCGGCACTCCGAGTTCCTTGGCGATGATTTTGATCGTGTTCGCCGTCGAGGTCGAGGTCACGATGTCGTATTTGCCCTTGACTTCTTCGCGCAGTTTCCGGTTGCGCTGAAGGGCCGTGGGGGTCGAGAAGATTTCCAGAAGGGTGATCGTCGCCTTCTGGCGCAGCCGCGCCCCTCCGGCGTCCCTGATGGCTTCTCCGAAGGCGATGCCGGTCATGTACCACTGTTGCGATTTGCCTGCGACCGTCTGGTACTGGCGCGGAATCAGGGGGATCGGGCTTCCCGTGGCGTTGACCGTGAAGGCTTCCACGAACGGGGGTTCGCCCTTGACTTCCCCTCCGGTGGGGTTCGGAGTCCTTCCCGCCAGCCATTCGAGGTTGAGGATGTCCTCCTCGAGGTCTTTGCGTTCTTTGGTCCTGACCATCGCATCGAACAGGACGGGGACGGTCATGGTGATGGGTTCCCAACCTTCCGGCACCGTGTAGGCCACCCGCTGGAACCTCGGGACCTTGGCGACCTTGACCCAGCCGTCGGTGACGGTGGGAGCGCCCTCGCCTGCGAGGACCGTGACGAGCCTGCCCTCCCCGGTCGCCTGGACGTGGCCGAAGAACCCGACTTCCTGTTCGGATTTGGTCTGCTTGGCCGGCCATGAGGCTTGGGCTTTGGTGACCGCTGCCTTTTTGGCCTGCGCCGCCGAAAGTGGTGCTTTCTTCGTGACCGGGCCAGCGCCCCAGGATTTGGTTCCGGGGATGGTCATTAGCTCAGGGCCTGCCGTCCGAGACTGTGCTTTGTGACCGATTCCGCGAGTAGACGCCGTGAGTTGTAGTTGTGGAGCATTGCCTCCGCGACCTTCTTCGAATCAACGTGTAGCTCGATTTTGGTCGTGCCAGCCCCAGTGCCACCCGTCACGCCCGCGAGAGCCGAGTTGATCCCACCGGGCACAGGCGTGGGCAGTTTGATGTGGTGGACGATGTCGTAGGCGTCCACTTCCTGTTCGGCTTTGGCTTTCCTCGCTGGAAGTGAGCCGGGTTTGACGTACTTGGTTCCTCCGAGGCCGAAGAATTCGCGGATTTCCTTGGCGTGCTTGACACCCTCGTAGACCAGCGCGACCGCTGCGCCCACGGCCAGAAGCTCCGGGGCGAACGCTGCCATCGCCGGCGTAAGGCCCTGCACGAGACTCACGAGCTTCAGATCCTTCAGGGCAGTTCCGAATTTGACCACCTTCTCAGTGCCCCAAGCCGTGGCAAGGACTCCCAAGAGCCCCTCAAAGCCCTGGAGCGCCAGCTTGTTTTTTTCAAGGTAGGTCCAGACCCCCTTGAGGGCTTCATAGAAGGTCTTCGCCACGGTGCCCACCGTTTTCCAGACGCCTTCGCCTTTCATCATTTCCCGCACAACTTCCGAGAACCCCACGGCTACTTCTTTGATGGTCGGAGCCAGCTTTTCGCCCAGCTCCTCCTCGGCTTCTTTGACCGTGTTCTTGGTGTTCGTCAACGCTCCTTGAGTCGAGCTGTTGTAGGCCACCACTGCGGTTCCGTAGCGTTCCTGGATCTTCTGGTTGAGCTGAGTGGCTGTTGCTTCCTTGTCTTTGAGTTCGGCTTCCTTGACCATGGCAGGGAAGCGCTTCTTCTGGGAGGCTGTGAGCTGGTCGACGTAGTACTTCACGGCCACGTAGGGGCCGATGAGCTTGGTCAGTCTCCCGGGGGTTCCGGTCTCGAGCCTCTGGACCTGCGTGAGAGTCTGCGCGTAGCCCTGGTGCAGGCCCCGGGAGAGGGTTACGACGGCCTGGTTCTCTTTCAGGGCCACCGTGTAGCTCTTGGTCTCCCGCGTGAGCTGTGCGACGCCTTCGGTCTCTTCAACTTTGGAGAAGCCGCCATGGGTGGAGCTCTGCTGGATGGCTTTGTTGATCCGTCCGTAAGCGCCGGCGCCCGCCTGTCCGGTGGCCGTGAGGGCGTTTGCCAGTAGCTTGTGCTGTTCTTCTGCCTCCAGGCCTCCCTGCACAACCCCTTTAGCGCCCTCGGCGAGCCCGTAGAGACCCACGAAGCCCCCGGCGTACTTCAGAGTTGTCCCGAGGCTTCCGAGGGCCCCCGACAGGACATGGTGGCCTTTCGCGGCCTTCTCGGACTCTTTGCCCGCCTTGGTGGTTGCTCCGGTGGTGCCTTCAAGCTCTTTGCGGACTCCCCGCAGTTCTGTCTCGGCTTTCTTCGCATCGATCAGCTTGACGCGGAGCTCCTCGGTGGTGACGCTCATTGTGCTCCCTTCGCTTCTCGCGCCATGACAGCCAGCACCGAGGACACGTAGACCTTCGTGGCCGGATCGGGGTCCTCATACAGCCTCCAGGCGAGGTCTCCGAGGCCCATGGAACAGCAAAAAGCGGCCAGCCTGACCGTTCCCGGGTCTAGCTGACCGCCTTGGATTCCCCCGCTAGTGTGTCGTCCACCTCTGCGCTTCCGTTGTTCTGCGCGTTGAGGACCGCTCCCATGTGCTCGATCAGTTCATCGCCCTCGGGCATGATGAGGTTGAGCGCAGCCTTGTCGGTGTCGACGTGTTCCATGTCGCCACCGAGCCATGCCGCCAGTCCGATCCCGAGGGGGAGCTCGAGATCAGCCTTCTCATCGCCGTCCACCGCTTCGGTGCTCTTGGAGGACGAGAGCAGATACTCAGCCGCAGAGTCCCACAGGCGCTCCACACGTCCCTCATCGCCGGGGTGGTTCTGTTCTGCGATCTCAGCCTGCTTGAGCTTCAGCTCTGCGCGGGTGCGCCAGTCCCTGAGGGTGTAGACCCCGATCAGTTTGTCCTGGTAGCCGGGGATGGGAACCCGAACGATCTGACCAGCTTCTTTGTGGGATTTCGCTGCCTGAACCCTGCTTTGGAGACTGGGGGACGACACGGACTGCCCTGCCTTTCGGTTGTGCTTCGGTTAGCCGATTTCGCCGCTCGGTAGAACCTCGAGCTGGAGCCATGCCTTCTCGGGGGTTTCTGAGGAGTAGTTCGGCCTTGTGACGGTTCCGAGGATGCCGGTGTAGGAGAACACTTCAGCGCCCGGGACAGCTTCGCGTTTGGTGTTCAGGGTCGTGACCGTGATCTTCATTTCGAGCTGGCCAGCGTAGGCGTCCAGGGCCTTGTAAAGCGCTATGAGGGTGTCCGACCAGATTCGTTTGACGGTCATGTTCGAGCGCTTGGGGATGCCTCCGAGCTGGAGCATCGGCTTCATGCCCCCGGGGAGGTACTGCACTCCCTCGACGGTGTTGTCGCCGCCCTCCAAGGCATCCCAGGCCACGTTGTCCGTCTGGAGGCCGCCGGGTAGACCGAGGACCGTGACGCCGATTGAGAACTGGTCACTCCTATAGTTCGCCACTTCGTCAGCTCCTTAGGCTTTCATGCAGTTTCGGTGATTGGTGTAGCCACGATCAAGATTTTGACCGCGTATGCGACGGGCGAGATGCGGACGATCATTTCGGCGTTGAGTTCGCCGGCCTGTTCGGTCGTCGGGGTGTTGACGGGTTCGGCCACGATGACCTTGCCTGCTTCCGTTGCCGTTTCGCCGTAAAGGGCGTCCACTTCCCAATGAGCTTTGATGAGGGCCTGGAGTTCGCCTTGGAACTTGGCCCGTTTCTGGTGGCGTCCGTCGAGGGTTGCGAACAGGAAGCGTTCCGCGATTTCTTCGGCTTCTGCCACGAGCCTCATGCGCTCGCGGCTGGAGCTGTACTGGTAGAAGATCAGGTCTTTGGTCTGCGGGGTCGCCGTCACGTCTCCGAACAGGCACAGGATGCCGTGGCGTTCTGAAATGTTGTTGATGCCCGCCGTGTTGAGTTCGTTCTGCTGTTCTTCGGTGTACGTGTTGACCAGACTAATGACGAACGGGGAGATTGGCCAGCGCGGGCCTGCGGGCGCGCGGTTGTCGTTTCCACCCGAGGCGACTTTGGCCATGAGCCCCGCCGCCACTCCACTCGCTGCGATCGTGCGTTCGGTCCCAAGAGTTAGGCCCGTGGCTTTGACCGCTGTGGAGAAGAACGCGATGTACTGACCCAGCAGCGTTGAGAAGGTGGCCGTTTCTTTTTCGGTCTTGAGTTCGGCCACCGTCTTGGAGGCTTCTTCGGACTTTTTCATGTCCGCGAGGGCGAAGCGATTGGTTTTCAGCGCCTGTTCTGCCATCGCCGTCCACACGCCGGATTCAAACTGGGTTGTGGGGACCGTGCAGAGCATCTGTCCCGGGCCGAGAGCCTTGGCCGGGAGTTCGATCGCTTTGACCGTTTCGGCTTTGTTCGTCGTCGGGTTGACCCCACCGGAGAGCGTCGTCTGCGTGACTTTTTTGACCAGTTCGGCTTTGCCCGATGAGTAGCCTGAGCCTTCGGTGATGAGAACGTAGACTTCGTTCGCCGCTTCTTTGCCCCATTCGAGCAGTTCCGAGGCTTTGGAGAACAGCGGCGATTTGGTCAGGATTTCGCCTTCGGGGTTGTAGATGACCAGCTGCGTTTTGGATTCCGCTTCGATCACCGCGTATTTGATTTTGTTGCCGTAGGCGCCCTTGTACTTCGCGGTAAGGACGAGCGTTTTGGCGGTGCTCGTGGTTTCCAGTTCGACTTTGGCCGCCGCGATTGAGGCGCCGAGGCAGCGGGAGACATAGCAGCGCTGGCCACCGAGAGCAAAGAAGGCGTTCACCGCGTCGTAGCCTTTGAGCGTCGTGGCTTCCCTCGGGCCGTAGAGCTGCACGAATTCGTTGAGAGAGCGAACGAGAGTCGTGGTTTCCGGGCCATACTCTGCCGCCACCGTGGCGAACAGCTGGCCCGTGAACTGAGAGGTGCCCGCAGACTGCGGGGTCTCCGATGTCAATACTTCAACTCCGAGTTTGGTCATCGCTGACCTCCTAAACTAGGTGTAGAATGTAGCAATGCCGATACGTCCCTGCGCTAATCCGAAATGCACCAACGTCGCCGTGGTGGCCGACAGTTCCTACGGCCAGACCAAGCTCTACTGCTCCAAGCGCTGTAGCAACCGCGCTCGGGGAAACCGCTACTACCATCGCCTCACGCCAGCCCGTAAAAAGGCTCGTGAAGCCAAACAGGACCGGAGTCGAATGAGTCGCTACTACGCCAACCACCCTGAGCGCACAGCAGAAACAAGCTGGAAGTCCAAAGGGATCAACCTGACCGTCGAGCAATACATGGCGCTCTATGCCTCTCAGGAGGGTCGCTGTGCCATCTGCGCTCTTGTGCGTCCGACCTTTGGCAACGGTCGCAAAGGGTTGGCCCCGGACCACTGCCACGAGACTGGCGTTATCCGTGGTCTACTCTGCTTTCGGTGCAACACTGCCCTCGGGGTCTTTGGCGACTCTGCGAAGGGATTGGAGCGTGCCATGCACTACCTCACGCGGGAGCCTCCGCCTCTACTTTGAGTCGCTTCCTCAGCGCCAGCCATTTCTCCCGATAGTCCAACGGATCGGCACCCCACAGGGACTTGTGAAGGGCCTTTCGGTCTCGTTGAAGTAGAGCGTCACGCAGTCCCAGCTATGCCGATAACCTCGCCCATCACTTCCGCACGGGCGTCTGCCGCTCGGTCCAAGTCTTGTAGAGCACGTTGCCGTCATCGTCGGTGACCGTCACGAGCATCTTTGGCACAGCCGCCACTTCAGCGCTCGTCATCGCGGGCCTCCTTTAGGTCGGTTCACTGATCTTCACGGCTTTGATGGTCTCGGTCGTCTTGCTGACGGTCGGTTCTGGTTTCCATTCGGCTTCTGGTTCGCCGCCGTACTGGGGCGATTCCTTTGGTTCGTCTTGGACCGGCCCTTCATTGGCGTTCACGATCTCGGCCCATGCGTGGAAGATGGTTGTGGCCTGTATGACCTGCCGCAGGCTCGGATCGGGGAAGGTCAGCCCCGGTGACTGCATCATCACCAGGGAGTCCTCTTGCGTCGGGATTCCTTTGAGTTCCCCGTTCTGGGTCAGGACACCCATCACGGCGGCGCCGTAGTAGCTCGCCACCGCTCTAGCTTCATCCTCGGGCTTTTCCGCCAGTTCTGAGCCCTGTCCCACGACGTTGGCGACCACCCGGACTTCGTAGGGCTGGATCATGCCGACGCTTGCCTCGCGCTCGGGCTCTCCAAAGGGGTCAACGATCACGATGACCTCGGGGCAGTCGGCCTGGTCCCACGTTTCGGCGTCAAGCCCTCCGTGGATGCTCTCGGGCGCCGGCGGTCTCGGGATCACGCGCTTGTGCAGTCCCCGTTTGCGCTCGATCTCGGCGAGGTATTCGGGAATCCAGAGCCGCAGTTTTTCGGTGACCGCCTGCTCGATGTCCCATGTGGCGTAGATGGGGCCAAAGAGCGATTCGGTCACGGGCTACTCCTTGAACAGTTTCTCTTTGACGAGCTCGGCTATCGCCACCCGGGTCGTTGGGGTGGGCCTGAGGATCAGGTGTTTCTTCTGGTGTTTGGTGCCTTTCTCGATCAGGGCGGCCTTGGCGGCAGGGATGGCCCGTCCGCGTCCCTCTCCAGTGGCCGGCGAGCTCGAGCCGAACCTCAGTTCCGTTGAGGAGATCATCTTGATCCCTTTGGCGGTCGTGAGTTCGTCGCGCATCCGCCCTGATTCGACCAGGGGTTCAGAGGACTGACCGTACTTGGCCTTCCATTCGATCGTGGAGGGCTGGAGCTTCACCGAGCGAAATCGCGCCTTGCCCTTCTCGGCTACGAGCGCTGCGATCTCCTCGAACATCGGTCGGGTGTCGCCCATGTTCTTCTCGAGGCGTTCGAAGCGCTTTGCAGCCCGTTTCCCGGTGTCGTCGGCTGAGATCAACAACTGCATCAGGCGAAGCTCGGATGGCGTCTCATGGGCTCCAGCATGGCTATGACGTGATATGGAAGGGCGACCATCGGGCGGATTGGTTCCTCATCGGCTCTTGTGAGGCTTCCCTTGCCGACGGCCTCTGGTGTCTGGTACCACCAGCGGATGGTCTCCAGGGCGGCGAAGGCTACGTTTTCCGGCACCGTTTCCTGTCCGGCCGCGTAGACGACATGGATGCTCTGCTGGGGGTGGTGGGGGTCTCTCCAGAAGGTGTAGGTGCCGCCCCCTGACGTCCTGCGGGCGATGTAGCCGAGTTCGTTGTTCGCCATCGTTGAGTAGACAGAGCCCTGCGTGGGGGTTCCGACGACGCTCAGGTTGTACTCGATGGGTCCTCTGTACTCCGAGACAGCCATGAGGAACAGGTAGGGGTTGGTCCCATAACCATAGCTCGGCTTGTGGCGCAGTCCTAGAGTCGTATGGCCACCTTCGTACCACTCGTCGTGGACCTGAATGGCTATCGGGCCGGTGAGGTTTTCGATGAGGGGTTTGCAGGCCTTGATGTAGCGCTCGAGCGTCCCGTCGTGGATGCGGTCGTTGGCGGGGATCTGGAGATGTTCGTGGACTTCGGGGAGTCCCACGAGCTGTGCTTCGGCCTTGACCCCGAGGCTGGGCTGGACTTCCACCCACAGATAGCCCGTGGTGGGGAAGGTCATCGGTTTGCCTTCAATTTTGGCCTTCCAGTTGGCGATGTAGTTGCCAGCCTTGCCTTTGGTGTCCGCTCCCGACGCGGCGAAGGCGACCTTGCCTTCGGCTTTAGTCACGACCGACGAGGTGCCGCTCAGGGTCAGCGCTTCGGTAGCAGTCGGAGCCCGCATCTGAAATTCGACCGATTCCGGTTCGGCGGGTTTGCCGTTGGAGTAGGTCAGGGTGTCGGTGAAGACCGGGAGCGTCTCGCCTTCCTTGATCGTGAAGTCAGGCATCAGCTGGGACGCCATATTTCATATCGACGGGTATGCAGCCGGGTAGCGACGAGTCGGGTCATGTTGAAAAGATGATTACGGCTCCAGCACCGCCGTTGCCACCGTTGCCTGACGATTCGCCTAGAGCGCTTGTAGCACCCCCTCCGCCTCCGCCTCCTCCTGAAGCAGCGCCATTACCGCCGCTTCCGCCAGCTTTGGTTTCGGAGCCGCCTCCCCCGCCGCCTCCACCGCCCGCTTGTGACAGGCTTGCGCTAACTGCGTTTTCCCCTTGTGTGTTTGCGCCGCCGCCAAGAGCGGCAGTTGCCGAGCCGGAAGCCGATATGCCGCCGTTACCGCCAACGTGTACTTGCGATGGTTCTACGCCTCCACCTCCGCCTCCACCACCGGCCGCAACCGCAATCGCACCAATCAGTCCTGATTCGTCGCGCTCACCAGCACCGCCTATGCCGCCTGAGAACATACCGAGTCCTCCGGCTCCCCCGGGTCCAGCGTCGTCAGTGGGTGCTCCTTCCCCTCCACCGCCTCCATTAGCGATGAGCAGAGAGCCAAACGATGATGCTCCTCCCGCTTCTCCGTTCGTTCCGTTTATTTCCTCGGTAGAAGGGCCTTTAGCCCCGGTGCCGCCTTTACCTACGGTGACCGTTACCTCAGAGGGAAGAGCTGATGCGGGAAGGAAAGCAAAGCTAACCGCACCACCGCCGCCACCGCCACCGCCAGCACCAGTTCTTCCGGGTTCCTTGTGACAACCCGATCCTCCTCCTCCACCACCACCGATTGCGACGACTATGAATGCCGCAGTCGCCGCAGGCTTGTTCCAAGTTTGGCTGGTTGTCAGTACGGTCACGTATTCGGTCACGGCGAACTCCATTCCTGGACTGGACAGTCCCATAATGCTCGCCGGAGTCGATAGCCCCGTCTGCTCTGAGGGTCTGACCAAGCCCGGGAACATCGGGCCGATCAGTTCTTCGGCCCCAGCGCCTCCGAAGTAGCTCTGTCCGAAGTAGACGCCTCCGAACATCTATTTCCACAGCGCCAATACTTTGCCGGCGGCGATGACTTTGGCCAGATCTTCCCGCATCGCTTTCGCTTCGGCTTCGGTGTTGAAGCCATGAGTACCTGCTGCGAAAGCCGCCGGTTCGGTGATTTCTTCAGGGCTGTAGCCAGCTGGATAGGGAATGTAGACAGCTGGCAGGACTTCGGTCGCGGGTTCCAGCAAGCCTAGGCCCGCTTCGTGTTTTTCGCGGATCACAGTCGCGGAGAGCGCCGTGCCGAAGACGGCGACCTCGTCAATACCCCCGCCGAAGGGGTTGTATCGTTCGGGCGCTCCCGGCTGCGCTGCCCCAATGATGGATTCGCCGGAGCCTCCGTGGATCGGTTCAGCAACTGTCGCTTTGGCAACTTCCACCGCATCTTCGTAGACGCGGAGCGTGGTGCCGTCGTATGTCATCGCTACGTGGTGCCAGACGTTTAGCGACATCTGTTTGACGGCGATGGCGTAGTTGGGGGTGCCTTCCTTGACCAGCTCCCCTCGAATTTTGCCTTCGTCGTTGCAGAGCGCGTAAGCCGTGTGCGTGTTGCCGCCGACCGTCTTCTCGAAGATCGTGGCGCCCACGCCATTTTCTGCCGCCACGGTTGGGTAGATCCACGCCTCGACCGTGAGCGCTTTCGTCAGGTTCAGACCCGCGTTGGCTTCAAGCGAGAAGTAGTTGGCGTTGTTCTTCGTGAACTTGTTGGCCGGGTCGAAGTCGGCACCAGGCCGCAGAGCGCCGCCCTGCAAAGGGATTGAGCCGTGGAGCGTGCCGTTGAGTTTGACGGAACCGAGGTCTTCAGCGCTCGTGGTTTTGTCCATCCGCCAGTAAGACAGCGGAGAGTGTTCGAGCGTCAGGGTCTTGTAGAGGAGCGTTCCTTCTTTTTCCCGGAATTCCTGTGCGGTGGGCGCTCCTCCCAGCGCGTGGTGGACGTGGCCGGGATCGGTGATGGTCGATTCGATGAGCGCCCCGATGGTGAGCACCGAGTCGCCCGCCCAGAAGCTCACACCTTCGCCTGAGCTGGCGCGGAAGCGACCGCCGATTATCAGCAGGCCCGATCCCGCTGTCGTCTTGAGCTGGAAGTGGCCCGCTTCCGTGCCCTCAAATATCGGGTTTATCAGTATCATCCCGCCGCATGGTTCGCTCGGGTGGTCGATGCCGTTGATCTGCTGCTGGGTCAGGTAGTCGCCTTCGTTGGCCTCCCACTTGCAGGCGTTGAACGTCGTCTCCTCAGCGCCGTCGAGGATGATGGCCTTGCCGACGTTGTTTTCCCAACTGCATCGGGTGAACAGGAATCCGTAGATGACATCGGTCTGTCCCGCGCCGTAAGTTGAGCTTGACTCAAGGAGTGTCCCGACCGTGTTGTTGTTGCGGAACTGGCAAAAGTCGTAGGACGCGAGCTGCGAGTTGTCGGTCGCGTAGGCACCGATATCGTTGAACTGGAGGTACGTGCTGTGGACCTTCAGGCCCTGGTCGTTGACGTGGCGGATGCCGATATGGCAGTTCTGGATGTTGCAGTCGTTGATGACACAGCCGCGTACGGTGACGGGGTATTCCGGGGTGTTCGGGCAGAAGAGGATGCCCCAGCGTCCGTTGCTGACGCCACCACCGTCGATGGTGAGGTGTTCGATCCCGATGCCGACATCACCGCCTTCGCCAGGTTTCGGCGGGGAGCCGCCTCCGTCGCGGCCCGGCAGGAACGGTGAGGGACCTCTTTCCATCTGAATCATCGGTTTTTCTGAGCCGATCCCGGACCCCGCGATGATCTTCGACCCCCAGCCCGCACCGACCAGTCTCGTGCCGCCCGCGATCGACAGCGTTTTTTTGATCAGGTAGGTGCCGCGCGGAAAGTAGACGGTGCCCGCGAGCAATTGGATCGAGGCAATCGCTTCTTCGATGGCTTTCGTGTCGTCTGTCGAGCCGTTGCCCGTGGCTCCGAATTCCTTGACGTTGACAACAAGCTGAGCTGCGTTGACCAGTTCCTCGATGGCCGTTATGTCTTTGGCCGTGATCGCGTCCGAGAACTGATAGTTCCTTGCGATCGACTGGGCTGTCGAGCCCTCCTGTTTGCGTTCGATCGTCAGCATGTCTGTGGCGATGTGCGTGACCCGCACGACCTCCGCGTTGGTCGAGAGCGGCTTTTCGTTTGGGGGCCAGCAGACGGCGTTGAAGGGGGCTTCGGGCATCAGGGCACCCTGACCGGTTTCGAGGGTCAGAGAGGTGCCTGAGGTGGCCGGTGAGGGGGGCGTAAGAACCTGGCCTATGGCGAAGTTCTTATGCTTGTCGAAGGTCATACGAAGACCAGCTGGAAAGCGCTCGGAGGGCTCACCGCCTTGAACTTGACTTCGGTGATGCTCGACAGCAGCGGTGCCGCGAAGAAGCCCTGAGCTGCCAGTGGCATCCCGTTGGCCGTGGTCACGAGGTTGGAGCCGACTTTGACTTCGGTTGCCGCTCCGGTGGTGTTGAAGGTGAAGGTCAGGGCGTAGGCCACAGCTTCGCTTGGGACCTTGACCACGTAGTCCACGTTGGCTTCGAGGGTGACTTCCAGCACCTCTCCGATCGCCCGTTTGCCCGCGATGGTCAGGGGTCCGATGTCTATGTTGCCGATCAGGAGGCCGTCGGCCATTCCGCCCAGCGTTAGGGAGCCAGCCATTCGCGCTCCTCCTGACAAGAGAGGCATCTATCGGGGTGGAACCCGTGCTCACACCATCGCTTGGGTCCTTTGGGGTGTGGCTTCTCGGGGACTACCCGCTCCATGTCATCCTCGAGGGTCGTAGTCTCCAACGTGTTCACCCCGTTTGACGAGCTCGAAGAACGTCGTTGCATCTTCTCCCGCGATGATGACATGGGGGCTTTCGGCCGGGGCGTCACTCTGAAAGGCCAGATGCACGAAGGGCACCCTCTTCCCATGCCCACAGCAGGCTTGGGAGACACCGGGAATCCATCCCAGGCATATGTCAGGTCCCTCCGGCATCCATTGCTCGCAGGCCTTGCAGTAGCCCGCTTGGCCGTGGGTCTGGCGCTCTACTTGATCCAAAGGACCGGTGCGACGGTCACGTCCACGATTTCCTTGATTTTGGCTTCGGCCGTTCCTTCATCCGTGGTCGGTTTGCTCTTGAATGCCATCAGGGGCTGGTTGGCAATCCAGGGGTAGACTTTCAGCCCCGAGGAGGCTTTGTAGTTCTGGACTTTGGTGGCATTCGTCGTCACGGTCAGGAATTTGCCGATTTTGCCGGACGCCGAGAGGTAGACCGCGACGTAGACATAACCATGGGGCGCATTTGACTGCGACACCACGATCGGGCTTTCCAGAGCGAAGAACTGCGTCGGGCCTTCCGCCCCCGGTTCGAAGGCCGAGCCCGTTTTGTCTTTGCTCTGGCCCACCAGCGATGACTTGAGTTCTTCGCCTTCCTTGACACCGACGCCCTGGTAGACGGCAACCCACGCATGGGCCGTCGTTTCCACCGCTTCGGAGGTGACCCCGATCCCGATTTCGTTGATGACGTAGCCTTCTCCCAAGAAGACGGGCTGGAAGATGGCTTCTTTCGTGACCAGCGCCGCGCCGGTTGCGCCGACAGCCGGGTTGCCGTTCTGCGCCAAGGTGCAAACGCAGGGAAGGTCCGACTGATAGGCGTTGGCGGTCTGTCCGGTGAACCCCCACTGCGGGTTCTGCTGCATGTACCTGCCCGATACGAGATCTGACATGGCTCTGTTCTCCTTTCGGGAGGTTGGTTAGAACTTGTATTCGGCGAGTGCCGGTTCGACGGGTGCTTCCGCGAATCCGCCGGCGACTTTCCATGATTTGCCACCGCAGAATTGGAGGCTCGGCCCATACCGCACCAAGAGGCTGATGTAGGCGTAGACCTGGAAGCGGATCTGGAGCGTTCCTGACAGGACCTCAGGCAGGACTCGCGTCCTCAGGTCCGACTCGAAGAACCAGATGTCATCGAACTTGGCCGTGAGGCCATAGCTGTAGGCTTCCGTGCCCGAGGTGGTGAGTTTGTTCGGTTCTTTGTTGGCCGCGAACAGGATGGATTTCTGTTCGCCCTTTTCTGTTTTGGCCTGCGGCAGGATCGGTGGGATGTTGGCCGAGTGGTAGATGTTCGGTCCGAGCGGAGTCTGAAGGAAGTGTCCCTCAGCGACCGTGTTTGCCGCCATCTCGCCCGAGATGTTGTAGTTCGGGAAATCCGAGGCGTTGATGAACAAACGTCCGGCTTCGCTTTTGGCTCCATCCGTCAGCGAGGCGAGGCAGCTCGAGAACGCCGGGTTGATGACATGGTGGACGTTCTGCACGTCGAACCGTTCCTTGGCGATGTGCGACCAGTTGGCGTTCAGACCCATGAGCCAGATGCTCGGGAATTCTTCCAGCGTCTTTGCCGATGTGCGGAAACCTGCGCCCCATTCCGTTCCGGGAAACAGTCCGCGGATCGTCCCCGCGTTCAGGGTCGTGTAGTTCGTGCCCTGCCCGAAGGAGACTTCGCGGTCGAGCTTCAGGTGGTAGTCCATCAGGAGGTCTTCCTGCACCACCCGGTCGAACACCTGTCCCGGCGACTGCTCGATCAGCTGAATGGCCACGTCCTCCTGGCCCGCCAACGTCTTCACAGCCGCTTCGACGTATTCGGTTTCGACGTCCCTCGAGGCAACCCCGGCGTTATCCGCGAGCTGCGGCGCTACTTCCGTGCCGAGCTTGATCTTCGGGAGTTTGATCGTGTCCGTCCCCGGAGGGACCGGCAGGTTGCGGCACAGCGGGGCGATGACCCTCGCGGCACGGAGTGCCGGGATGAAGTCATCCTCCACCAGCCACAACGGGGGGACGAATTCGCCGCCGTGGCCTGTTTCCCTGGAGGGATTGGCACGACGCTCGAAGGGGTTCTCGTTGAGGCTTCCGGAGAGACCGGTGAAGGATGCGCGGAACTCTTTCTCGGCCTGCTCGATCTTCCCTTCCGCCTTGTGCTGGTTCTCGGCTTCGCGCTTCTCCCCACGCAGTTCTGACTCTTTGCGGTGGGACTCGATGCGGTCGGCCGCTCCGCGGGGTGCCAGGTGGCGGAGTTCTGAGTGCGTGCAGAGGAGGTCCTTGTAGTAGGACAGCTGTGAGGCGTTGTCCTTGCGGTAGACCGACGGTTCGTGGGTGATCTCCACGACCGGGCTTCGGTTTGCGTTCGTCCTCCGCTTCTCTTTGTCTTCCTGGTGCTCGATGCGCTGGTCAAGGGGTGCGATGTCGGCCTCGAGGGCTTTGACGGCGCTGTTGAAGTCGTCAGCGGCCTGCTGGTCTGCTGTGCGCTGCTCCTCATCCGCATCCGCGGTGCGCGCCTCGATCTCCGCGATGGCTGACTCGCGCTCGTCAATGAGGGTGTCGAGTTCGCCCGCGAGGGTTGATCGTTTGTCCCGGAGGTCCTCCAGGAGCGTCGGTGTGGCTGTCTCTGACATGGGTTCGACCTCCCGGTCGGGTTGGTTTCTGTTGATTCCGGGCGGTGTCCGGCTCAGAGAGCGGGGTCCAACGCGGTGGTGCTACTAACCAAGAATCATGATGAGAACTTCAGCCGCCGCCCCGGGCGCTGTCCCGAAGATGACTTCGACTTCTGTGGCACTGAGGATTTTCCAGGTGTAGTTCCCGGCTCCGGCGGCTTCGAGGTAGGGTTCCGTGGCGACTTTGGTCGTCATCTTCAGCGCCGTCACACAAGCGATTCTCGTGTTGTTCAGCAGATGTTTGATTTTGAATTTGGTTTCGGAGTTGTTGCCCGTCAAGACCGTGATGCTGCAACGTATCGCACTGTTGAAGGCCCCCGCGATTTCGTTTTCTCCTGCTGGTGTTGCTGGCTGGTTAGGAGCGTTGAGCTTCGGCGCTGTGACGTTCGCCGCCGCGATGGTGCGTTCTGTGACCGCTCCGGTCGCCAGCATGGCGGTCGTGACGGATTCATTGCCCGGAGTGCCACCGGGGTTTCTAACAGCCATCAGACCTCCACCACCTGAATGGTCGTTTCGGCCGTGGCCGCGATGCCGGTGATTTCTCCGGTCCAGAGCATGTTCCCGATCAGGCCGTTCCAGCTCCCCCCGTTGGCCGCCAGGGTGATGCCTTCTTCTTCCACCGCCGTTTTGCCGGGGTAGAGGTAGACCGTGTTGGCACCCCCATTGACGATTTCGAGACCCAGGCGGTTGAGGTTTTCTTTGATGACGACCGTCGAGCCCGAGTGTTTAACTTTGACTTTGCCCGGGTTCTGTTCCCCGAGGACGTTGGTTTTGTTGCCTACGACGGGCATCAGTGGAACCCCGAGACCGGCACCATGCCGGTGCCCACGAGCTTTGCGATCCCCGAGGGGTATCTGCCGAGCAGGGCCGCGACGGTGCGGTGGAGCTGGAAGCGGACTTCCATCGTCCCCGAGAGCACGTCTTCGGCCACCATCGTGAGGCTTGGGGTGTCGAGCATGATCATGTCCTTGGGTCGGCAGGCGATGATCGTGTCCTGTTCTGCTTTGGAGCCGTAGACGTTCTGCACGGCATCATCGAGGTAGACCCCGTAGCCTGCGAAGCCGAAGCGGGGGAAGTCCGAGCCCGGGTAGTCTTCGATCGAGAGGGGACGGTTGGCGTTGTCCTCGGAGGTGCAGATCCATGCCGCTCGCGGAGTGCTCATCAGCAGGGCTTCCGGTGGCCGTTTGCGTTTGATGCCCACCTGAGCGATCGTCTGGCCGATGTAGGGGACCATCGCGGTGCCGGTCGGTTCTTTGGCCGTGTAGGTCACTTCCCCGATTTCGGAGATGTTGTAGAGCCCGTAGAACTGGTAGTTTTCGCCCGTTCCGCCGATCATTGCCCGCTCGACGTGCTCGTCGCAGGATTCGGTCAGGTCCTTGAAGATCGCCCAGTCGAGGTGTGCGCCGGCGGGGGACTGCTCGAGCGCTTGGATGCTCCAGTCGGACATGCCGGCGAACACGACTGCCTGTGAGGTGACCGTTTTCGTCGTCTGTTCGGTTTCGCTGACCGCAGTTCCCGGGACCTGGGGAACGACCTCGGTGCCAGTCGTGATTCGGGGCAGGTTGACCGATGAGACGCCTTTGGGAAGGTCGAATGTCGGGACCAACCTTTGCAGGATGGTGCCGGTGCGCCTGCCGGTGGCGAACTCCTGGTTCATCCAGAGCGGAGGTGCGAATTCGGAGCCGTGACCCGTTTCGAGGTTCGGGTTGACCCGTCGCTCGTATTCAAGGCCGTCCAGTTCGAACTCGCGGCTCTCTTTCGGAAGGTCGGCCATCTGGCGCCCGTGAGTTTCGAGGCGCTCGCGGGCCTCCGGATCGTCTTGGCGGCGCATCCAGAGGTCTTTGAAGTAGGAGCGGCGCTCTGAGACCCGGTAGATAAGCGGCTCTGAGAGGGTGCGTTTGGCGTCCATCTCAGCCGTTTCGATGCCCCGGTCCTCCATGAGCTCAGGTGCCTCCATCAGCTCAGTCATGCCGTCCTCCCGAGTCGCGCCCGCTTGGCTCTTGCCACGTCCAGCTCTGAGCGAAGGACGCTGATTTTCAGTTCGCCTTCTGTCTGAGCCTGAACCTCAGCCTCAGCCTGCGTTTCTTCCTTGGCCAGCAGGCCTTTGAGTTTCTCGATGGCCTCCTCGATTTCAGTGCGGTCCTTCTTGGAGTTCTGTTTGCCTGCCCGCTGCTCGAAGTCCTCCACCAGCGCTCTGATGGAGCCGTAGGTTGCCCCATTTGCCCCTCGGGTTACTACGGATACGTCGCCTTTGTGGATCGTTGCGCTGCGAACGAGTCGTTTGGTGTCGCGGTCAGACCACTCATCATCGGTGGCCTTGAAGGCGAAACTCATTTCGGTCAGGTCACCCCGCTTCATCTTCGGCAGGATCGCCTGCACATCCGGGTCGCTCGGGTCCAGATCGGCGTCCACCTTCAGCCCTCTGGAGTCTTCGGTTAGTGTCAGCGTCCCCGAGGTCGTGCGGGCCAGCGGCAGGCCCTCGTGGTTGACCAGGAAGCAGACATCCGGTTCGCTGTTCAGGCAGCGCTTGAAGGCTCCCTTGGCGAAGGTCTCCTCGAAGCCACCGACTGTGTAGGGAGTTTCTGTGGTGCTTGCGTAGCCCGAGAACCTCAATCCGCCGTCTGCGGTGCTTCTGATCTCCGCTCCATCCGTGGAGAAGCTGCGGCGCTCGATTGTGCCTCTGAGCCGGTCCGGGGCGTTAGCGCGCCGTTCTGCGTCGTCTATGGCGCTGTTTCCTTCCGTTGGCCCACCCATCATGCTTTCGCCTTTGGGAGACCCCGAGCCCTGACAGTCCGGGCATTGGCCCATATCCGTTTCCCCGCTTCCGCCGCAGGTTGAGCAGGTGTCCGAGTCTCCGTCGTCTGGGCCGCCCATGTTGTCCGCGTCAGGCTCTCCGGGTTCGAAGGCCCGCCACTCTTCCGGGATGAGGTCAGAGCGTCCGAGGGCCTTGGCCCGCTTGATGATATGAGCCTTCGCTGCGGCTTTGTTGCCCGCTCGCCCGTAGGCCGAGATGGCGTTTTTGAGGTCTGAGACATTGGCTATCGGGAATGAGCCATCTGGAAGCGCCGTTCCGGCTTTGGCCATCTTGTCCCGTTCGGCTTGGCTGAAGTCTCGCCGCGGCTCGCTCTCGTCAGTCATGGGCACCTACTTGGTCGGGACTGGGACGTTCTGCTTCTTGCCTTTGCCGTTGGTGGCAGGCGGTGGCATTCCGGGCATGACCATCTGAGGCGGCTGGTCCGGTTCTTCCTTTTCCTTTTCGGATTTCTTGAGGGCCTCGAGGGCCTGTTCGAGCAATTCCGTGTTTTGTGGCAGCGACAGCTCATCGCCGTCCGGCAGTGCGGGCATGTCGAAGAACCGCCCGCGGGACTCGTTGGGCGTGAAGACTCCGGCGAGCATGAGGAAGGACGCGGTCTGAGCGCGTTCGAGTTCTGAGCCCCTGATGCGGTGACTCACGTCAAAGTTCGCGTACTTGCCCTCCGGGAGCAGGGCCGTCATGGCGCGTTCGCCCCTGCACAGGTAGCCGGAGAGGGTGTTGGCTACGAAGCCGCGCTCCTGCTGCTCAATGCCTCTGCCGAAAGATGTGGAGCGTTCGTTCAGGCCCACCATGTGGGGTGGGATGCGAAAGACGATGCCTGAGATTTCCTCTGCGGAGTATTTGCGGCTTTCGAGGAGCTGCTGGTCCGCTGCGTTGAGGGAGATCGGCTTGAATTCGGACTCATTGTCCAAGATCGCCACTTTGGACGAGTTGGTCAGGCCCTGGAATTTGGAGTCCCAGGAAGCTTTCATTTTGTTCGCGGAGTCCTCGTTCAGTTCCCGCTTGGTCTGGATCACGCCAGCGGGAGCTGAGGAGTTCTCGAAGAATTTCTCGGCGTGGATGTCGAGTGCATGGCCCAGTCCGAAGCTGTAGCGCATGACCTGAATCGGGTTCAGGCCCAGCAGGTGTCCGGGCATCGACTGGTAGCGGACATGGAACACGTCATCGTCCGGGATCTCTTTGCCCGCATAGAGCCAGTGGACTTCGCCATTGGCTTCGACCTGCGGGCGCACGATATCCGGGTTCACAGGCATGATCTGAGTCGGGTAACCGAGGCCGTCCCGTTCCACGATCTGGCCGAAGTAGTTGCCCCTGAGCGCCAGCGCCCAGATGAAGCCCACCCACCAGTCGGTGGGGGAGATCAGCTCGTAGGGATTCTCGAGGAGCGGTGGTAGGTCGATCTCCTTGGCGTCGATCTGGTTGGCCGGCTTATCCAGCGCTCTGAGGGGGAGCGATGCAACCGAGTCGGCTAGGAGGCTAACGCAGCCGTAGACCGCCGCGATCTGGGTGGCGGATTCGGTCGTGACCGAGATCCCGCCGACCGTTCCTCCAACGCTTCCCGGAGGCGGCGGTGCCGTTGTGCCCCATTCGAGGTAGGGGTTGGCTCCGCGCTTTTCCAGCTCCCTGAGGGCGCCGAGACGTTTGAGCGCTCCGATCGGGCTTTTCTCGAACACGGGGCCTCCTCTAGGGGGCTTGGAGGCGTAGACTCCAGCCATGGTCGAAAAGGACCGCAGCTACATTCCTCCAGAGAGACAGATGCCTCCTGGCGGCGCGCGTGGCCTAGTGAACTACTTGGCCCACGAGTTTGAACTGAGTGACTGGTGGGAACTTTGCTGCCAGACACCCATCACGACGTACTTCGACCTAGCGCGGCGAGCCAGCGGACGGCCCGAGGCGAACTTCTACAACCGCGTGCGGGGGGAAGTCCTTCGAGGAAAACTCAGCTACGACAGATTTCGCAGTCTAAGGGATCGTTTAGAAGACGAACGCGAACTCACGAAGCCTTTGCAGCCTAACGAAAGGACCCCATGAGCGATAGCTCATATCAAGGATCGCTGTCAAAGAGGGTGTGGCGACGGCTGCATATAAGGCCACGCTGCTGGTTGATGGGTTGCAAGCCAAAGCAGAGGGGTTACGTCTACTGCGCTCGATGTCGAGCACAGCTCAAACCCTAATAGACGTGAGGTTCCCCGAAGTCTGCGGTCTGGATCGCCCAGTGAGCAAGGGTGCAACCCACGAGGGGGGTGATGTTGACCGTGGAGTCTTTGCGGCTCCATTTCCAGGCGTCGGTCATGTTGCTCTTGGCCGCGCCGCGGAGGGCCTCATCGACCTCGGGCTGGCCGATATGGCGAAGGGTCCTCTCCTGCACGGCATTGAGGAACATGCCGCAGGCCTGCCCGTGCTCCCGAGAGCCTAGGACCGTGACTTCGGGCTCCTTCAGGTAGGCGAGGAGCCCTCTGTTTTCCAGGGCTTCGGTGAGCGCCGGCGCCTCGGCGAACGCTCCGCTCATTCCGTCCAGCACGACTGAGACGGGTTTGTGCTCCGCCACGAGCTCCGCGAGTTTCTCAACGAGCCAGCCCGTGCCCTTGCGGGACTCCACCACAGCCACATGCGCCAGCCCGTCTGCGCGGAAGCCCGCCATGCAGATCGCACTCCGGGCACCGATCGGGTCGCTGTCCACGGCGAAGCACACGCGCCCCGGGACCGTCGAATCTGGATCAAGGCACCCTTCCCATGCTTCGGGGGTTATGACCACACCCTCGAGACCGTCCGTGCGCGGCCAATCTCCGATGCCGCCGCACTCGACCTTGAAGCCACGGGCCGACATCGAGCGCTTGGCCGAGAGCAGGTTCTTCAGGTCGATCCGTCTGTCCAGCGCCGGGTTCGCCTTTCGGAGTTCGATCGGGTCTTCGAGGAGATGGTCGGGAACGAGGTCCGGGTTGTCCCCCTCCATCGAGTACTCGAAGTAGAGGGTTTCCTCCGCTTGGGAGATACCAGCCTCGCGCATCCTTGCGAGAACCACCCCGTGTTCGTGGACCTCCTTGTCCACCGCTGAACCCACCAGCCAGATTTGCGTGTTCGGTCTTGCGAGAAGGGTTGGTCGCAGGGCCGCATAGAACATCTCGGCCAGATACATGCTCTCATCGAACATGAAGCAGTCGATCGTGAAGCCTCGACCGCCGCCGCCAGTTCGGGTGCGAAAGCGAATCCGCTGCCCGTTCTCGAGCGTGATGCCCTCGGAGCCGTGCGAGGTCGAGATCCCTTTACGAGCGACCGACGCCATCAGTTTGGGGGAGTCTTCGATGACATCCCGCAGGCGGCTAAAGGCCTCCATGCTCGTATCCCATTGGTGGGCCGAGTGGACGATCAGCCGCTCGTTGAGCAGGTAGAGACCCACGAGCTGGCGGGCGAGCAGGATCTCGTTCTTGCCATTCTGCCTCGGAAGGACAACGCCAACCTCTCGCGCGGCCCATTGATCCCCGGCTTCGTTCAAGCTGGCACTGAGGATCGCCTCTTGCCAGTCATCGAGCGTGAGTCCGACTTCTTTGCAGAACGCGACCGCGCGTGGGCCTATCGAGTAGTCGTGCTCGGGAATCCAGCAGATGCGCGGCCTGCGATCACCAAACTCTGGCTCTCTTGGGGCGTCGATGACGGCGGTTTCGGTCTCTGAGGTTGCAACGAGCGTGTTCGGGGCCAACGTATCCGCCATTCAGATGGTCATGACCGAGATGCCAGCGGGAGCCCGGAAGGATTGGTCTTCCGCATCTGGCACAGCAGACTTCGCCGCGTTCGACCAGTGGCTTCCAAGCCTTGCGCTCACGCTGGTGGCGAGTCCCATAGCCGCGTTGTGTGGTCGTCTGTCGCATATAACTAAACGGGGAGGGTTTTTTGA